CGCCGAACAAACTAAACAGCAACAGTACGCCTACTATGTCGCCGGTAATTCGAAGGTCAAGTACCGTCACGATTCGACGGCGACTGCCGTGGTTTGGTGGGAGCGTTCCGTGCTTGCGACGAACACCGTCTATTTCTGCGCTGTGAACAGCTACGGTACTGCCAGCTATTACAACGCTCATGCTTCGGCTGGGTTGGCTGTGGCTTTCAAAGTTTGACGAAGTCAAACAACACTTAATACACAGCGCGCGAAAGCGCGCGAAAGGATTCTTACATGTCTGTTTTAAGACCTAAAAGAAACGAAAGCACCATAGAATATATTAAACTTGCCGACGACCTGTTTTCGTGGACTGTTAATTTTGTATCGCGGTTGTCTGCCAGATATTCGCGTCTTCTATCAGAACGAACAATAAGTCTGGCATCTGAAGTTTTGGAATGTTGTATTAAGGCGCATAATGCCTATCCAAGTTGTTACGAATATGCAAAGATGCGCGAATTTTATTTAATAAAGGCGCTTGGTTCGTTAAATGCTTTGGATGTTATGTATTCACATATTTATGGCATTCTAAGACTTAATCCGCAAGGTGCGTTTTCTAAGTCTAACGGTAGATCAGTTTCTGAAACTGAAGCTGTTGAAAAATTGGATAAAATGTGTGTGGCGGTCAGTGAAGTGTTTAATAAGGAAGTTGCCATTCTTTTGAAAGTAAAGAAGACTGCGCACGACAAGGTGCGCACATTTGAAAAAGAAGAAAAGAAGTATATTGAACTTTCAGAAGAACTTGAAGGTCAAATGCGTATATCCGATTTTGAATTTGAATTAAGTATTTAAGACTTATTTGGGTATGTTTCTGTATCTCTGTGCCCGTGGGCGTGTTTGCCGTGATTTGGTGGGAGCGTTCCGTGAATGCGACGAACACCAACAATTTCTGCAATGTGAACAGCAACGGTACTGCCAACAATAACAACGCTAATAATTCGAATGGGTTGGCTGTGGATTCGATAGGATTGGGTCAATCAAAAACTTCTTGAAAGTTTTACGACCCTTATTAAAGGAGAAACATTTCCCGTGAAGGTGTATTCCTTCCAAAACAACCCCGCGATATCGTTGCACGGACGCTTCTTGCATGGTCGGAAGGCAAATCCGATTTCATGTGTAACGATTATGCAAGTGTTCTATGCGGGATTGGTTATTCCAAGTCTTGTACGCGGGGTATTTTATTTATGAACAGTATGCAAAGGCGCGAAGCGCGCTATCAGAGACGCCAAGAAAAACGTCTGTTAAACAAAATTAAGCGCTGTGAATCCATTGGTGGAATTGATGGCGCGTTTACGTTTGGTGATATGTATAAATGTGGCAAAGAATGTTGTAATGGCGTTCGGTGGAAACATAGTGTGCAAAACTTTGAATTGCACTTGTTTTCTACTACCGCAAAATCTTTGGCGAATGTTAGAAACGACGAATGGAAAAGCGGTGACTACTTCAGATTTGTCCTAACCGAACGCGGAAAGACGCGCGATATTGATGCGCCTAAAATTATTGATAGACAAATTCACAAAGCCATCACGCAAAATATTCTTTTACCGTTGTATACGCCAATGATGATTTATAATAACGGAGCAAGTCAAAAAGGAAAAGGTTTCCACTTCAGTTCAAATGAGTTGAAGAAAGATTTGCGCGAACATTTCAAGAAGTACGGTCGTGAAGGTTGGGTGCTTCTAATTGATTTTAAGAAATTTTTCCCAAATGCAAAGCACGAAAATATATACGAAAATCACAAAGAATTGATTTTTGACGAAAGACTGCGAAAACTATGTGATTATGTTGTTGGATTTAACAACAATTCTGGATTCGGTATGCCGCTTGGCGTAGAACCAAGTCAAGCGGAAATGATTTTCTTTCCATGGAAACTCGATTGTTATTTAACGTGTCAATGTGGATTTAAGGGCTGTGGTCATTATATGGACGATTATTATATCATAATACCACCGACGATGAATCCGCAGGATATTCGTATGAAGGTTTTATCTTTTGCTGAATCACTTGGAATAAAGGTAAACCGCGACAAATCGTATTATGTAAAGCTTACAAAATCTTTCCGGTATTGTAAAATACGCTACCGGCTTACTGAAACTGGCGGCGTTAAAACGCTTGGAAGTAGGCCGGCGTATAGACGCGCCGCAAGGAAAATTCGCGCCTTTAAGCGCATGGTGGATAGCGGGCAGATGAAATATGAAGATGTTTACTGTTCGATGAATTCTATAATATCATATTTTGACAACTTTAATGATAACAACCGTTCTTTTAGACTGAAACGGCTGTTTGTTAAAACGTTTGGTTTTAGATATGATGACTTATTGACAATTAGAAGGAGGGATTTCTATAATGTATAAGTTGTTTTCTGACGGAAACTTCCTTGGCTACGCCGAAGAACTCAACTATATCAAGCGCAGTTCTAATGGCTGTTTTGTTCCCACCAATAAGGAAGACGCGCAGGGTGTTGCCTTTAAGTCGGTTGCTTATAGCTTTGACGCTGGCAAGCTGAAGGGTTGCCCGAAGGTTGTGATTTCCGAAGCGGGCATTGACGAAATCAATGAGCGCATCAACGCCGCGCGCGCTGACCTTGATTATGTTATAATGATGACCGATACTGTCATTCCGGCTGATGAAACCGTTGCCGAGGAGGTGTCTGAATAATGCACAGTCCGAAATTTGAACTCGTTAAGCGTTATTATGATGCGGGGTATTGGAACAAAACCATGGTTCTTAACGCAACCAAGTTTCCGAAGTCCAGCCCGTGGATTACCACAGAAGAAGCCGCTGAAATTCTTGGTGAATAACTTTTTAGGGTGATAATATGAAAGTTTTGAATGATTTTATCTTTTTTAGTGACGCAACTGCGGCTGGTGAAAGCAACGTGCTTTCCAACCCCAATCTTGGTTCGCAGATTATCGTGCAGGTAAGCGGAACCGCGACCAATATCGACGTGCAGATTCTTGGGCAAACCGACATCAACGCCGATTTCGTTGCGCTTTCTTGCATCAATATGACCAACTTTGATGTCGATAGCAAGATTGCCGCCATTGGCATTTATGCTGTGCCCGCCGATGGTATCGTGAAAATCAAGGCGAAGATTAACGCTGTTGCTGGTGGTAACGTCACTGTGTTTGGAAAGCTGGGTGAGTAAATGGCGACTGATAATGTAGCGCGCGGTTTAGCTGCGCACGCCCTTTCTGTTGCTGTTGCTGGCGGTGGCGAACACCCCGTTGAATCCGTCAATGGCAAGACAGGAAAGGTCAATCTTACTGCCGCAGACGTTGGTGCGGAACCTGCTGGTTCCGCTGCGAAGTTCGTTATCAATCTGACCGAAGATGCCGAAAACGGCGTTTATACCGCCGACAAGACATGGGCGCAGATTAAAGCAGCATATGAAGGCAATAAGGTGCTTTCCGTCCATATTGGCAGCAGCGAATTGCCGATGATTAACGGGCAGATTTCCGATGGCGCGGCGGGGTTCACGTTTGGCTACACCAATATCATTGCAGGCGGAACTGCTGTTCACACGCGGGCAATTCACTACTTATACACCGATTCTGTTGAAACTTGGGAAGACGCTGACGCAGAAGGCGAATATCTTCCTGTTTCTGGCGGCACTATGGCGGGCGCTCTTCTTCTTGCCGCCGACCCTGTTTCTGATACTGGTGCGGCGACCAAGAAATATGTGGACGACCGCCGTTTCAAGGTGACGTTCCAGCGCGACCCCGTTGCTGGATTGAACGCCGACCACTCCTTTGCTGATATTTCTGCTGCTGTTACTGACAACAAGGATGTTGTCGCCGTGCTTGATAACAACGAATATCCGCTGACGTATGCGGCTGAAGCCGAAATGATTTTCAGCGGTTCGACCGGCAGCATTTCCACCGAAATCATTTATGCTGATGGTGCGTGGACGCAGACGACCGTTTCGCTTCTTCCCACTTCTGGTGGCACCATGACTGGCAACCTTGATATGGGCGGACAGAACCTTATCAACGCGCAGAAGGTTCATGTTGATGGCGCTGCGCCGCTTTATATCGGTTCCACCATCGAAGCTTCTGGTACGGCTGGGGCTCGACTGACTGGCACGACTTCTGGCGATGCGGCGTTCGTGAAGGCTGACACACAGGCGGATTACATTCCTGTCTATGTTGGCACGCCCACCGCGCCCAACCACGCTGTTAATCTGGCGTATCTTACGCAGGAAGTCAAGGACGATTCTGCCACCAAGAACCATGTGACCGTTGAAAAGAACGCAGCAATCACGATTGGCATGTCCGACGGCGTCTACTTCGTATCTGCCTGCGATAGCATTCATCGCGGTCTTTCCGTGGTATATATGTGCGGTTCCACGACCACGTTTTCTGCCCTTAGCGGCATGGCTGGCTGGGAAATCAGTAAGGGCGCTGTTGACAATAGTCTTTACATCAACAACAAATCCGATGCGGCTGCGCTTGAAGTCTATATTGTTGCTATTGGCGCTGGTTCTGCGTATTAAGGTGGTGGTTATGTGATTACATTCGATAATTGGGTAATCAAGAATGTTGGTTACCCGTTGGCAATGCAATACGACCACATGACGCGCGAACTGTATATTTCTGGTGATATTCCTGAAGGCTATACGTGGGACGTTCTTTGTCGCTATAAGCGCGAACTGAACATTATCCGCCTTGAAGCTGTTGAAGGTGGTATTTCCACGCTTCTGACGAAGCACGACCTTTCGAATAGTGGCGCCTATATCATTCAGTTGCGTGGTACAAAAGACGGAACGGTGCGACACAGTAACGCGATTCAGGTCGAAGTGCCGAAGTCGCTTTCTGGTGACGACCAGTGGCCTCTTGTCCCAAGCGAATTTTCGCAGATGGAAGCGCGTATTAACGCGATTGCAAAAGAAGCGGACGACCTTAATAATCATCCGCCCAAGCCAGACCCGACTGGCTATTGGGATATTTGGAATCCCGAAAAGCAGGAATATGAACTTAGTGATATTCCCGTGTCTAATGTTTCACCTATTTCCTATGACATCATTAGCGGCGGCGGCGCTGCGATTGATTAAATTATGATGGAGGTATAATATGGCAGACAAAGTTTTGAATGTCAGAATTCAACTTCGTCACGACACAGAAGCTAATTGGACTACGGTCGACCCTGTACTTCTGGCTGGCGAAGCTGCTGTAACCCTTGATGGCGACAACAAGGGTAGAATCAAGATTGGCGACGGCACTTCCAAGTGGAGTGCGCTTGACTATCTTGGCGGCGAGGACACCTTGCTCGCTAAGAGTGTTATGTTCGATAGCGACATGGTGTTCACCGAACAGTTCGGTAAGTATAAGCCGACTGACGGCAAGGTCACTATCCCGTCCAACAACAAGTCTCTGTACGAAGTTCTTATTGACGCGTATTCCGAAGATAAGAACCCGACCATTACCCAGCCCAGCATGACCATTTCCAGTTCTACTGCGAAGGCATATGAAGTTGGTACGAACGTGACGCCCGCCTATTCCAGTTCCTTCAACGCTGGTAGCTACGAGTATGGCCCCAATCCGACTGGCGTTACCGCCACGACCTATGCGGCATCCAACAACAAGACCGAAGAAACGGCTGACACCGCGACCGGTACGTTCGCCGAATATCAGGTTGTTGATGGTTCCAACTACAACATCACGCTTGCTATCACCTATGGCGACGGCGCTGTTCCCAAGACCGCCCTTGGCGCAGATTATGACGCGGGCAAGATTGTTGGCAAGACTATCAGTAAGACCAGTGGCAACATTAGCGGCTATCGTAACAGCTTCTATGGTACGACTACTGATGTGGCTGCTGAAACCACGAGCGATGTTATTCGCGGTCTTTCTCAGAAGTCTAACAAGGCGCTTGCTAATGGCAACACCTTTACCGTCAACATTCCTGTTGGCGCACAGCGTGTCATTATCGCGTACCCCGCGACCCTGCGTGCTGTGACTTCTATTAAGGACGTTAACGGTCTGAACGCCGATATTACTTCTGCATTTGCTTCTTCCACCGTTTCTGTTGCTGGTGCTAATGGCTATAGCCCGATTGAATATCGCGTCTATACGCAGGATTATGCGAAGCCCAACGATACGGCTAACACCTATTCGGTGACTATCTAAGGAAGGGAGGACATATATAATGGCTATTTCTAATCTGCCCAAGCTTAACTTTAGTGTGCCGTTTGCAATGACTGCGGCACTCCCCCTTGAGTATAACGCTTATTTCGACAGCTATGACGCTGCTGTTGCCGCCGCCGCTACTGCGGACGTCCCTGGCAGCACTACTACGGTCTACTACTACGGTCAGAAGATTGTTGTTGTTAGCGAAACTTCTGCCGACCTGTACATCATTCAGCCCGACAAGACGCTGAAAGCTGCTGGCACTATTCCCGTTGGCGATTCGAAGTCCATTTCCGTTTCTGACGAAGGCGTTATCAGCATTCTTGGTTTTGCGGATGCGACCGAAAATCAGCAGCCGCGTAAGAAGGCTGATGGCACTATCGAGTGGTATACGCCCGACACGTCTACGGTTGAAGGCCTGAGCCAGACGGTTGGTCAGCACACCCAGCAGATTTCCACCCTGAATGAACAGATGACTACTGTTCAGGGCGACATCACGACCATCAACACCACGCTTGCCGATAAGGCGAATAGCGCGGACGTTTACACTAAGCAGCAGACCGACGACAAGATTAGTGCTGCTATTTCTGCTGTCTATAAGCCCGCTGGTAGCACCGCGTTCGCCGACCTGCCTGCCGCTTCTGCCGACACGCTTGGCAACGTCTACAATGTGACCGACTCGTTCACCACGACCGACAGCTTCGTTGAAGGCGCTGGCAAGACCTATCCCGCTGGCACCAATGTCGCTGTTGTTCTTTCTGGTGAAGACTACAAGTACGACGTTCTTTCTGGCATGGTCGACCTTAGCAACTATTCCACCACGGATGAAATTGCTGAAACCTATGCCACCAAGACGGAAGTTACGACTGGTCTGAATGGCAAGGTTGACAAGGTTGAAGGTTCTCGTCTTATGACCGACGCCGAAGGCACCAAGCTGGCTGGCATTGAAGAAGGCGCGCAGGCCAACAACATTGCGTCTGTTGCTGCTGGCGAACTGGCTATCAGTGACGCGAAGGAACTTTCCATTGTTGCTGTTGCACAGGATAAGGTGACTGGTCTTGACACCGCGCTTGCTGGCAAGGTCGATAAGGAAGCCGGTAAGGGTTTGTCGACCAACGACTTCACGACCCCGCTGCTTGAAAAGCTGAACGCGCTTCCCGCTGGTGCGCAGGTCAACGCGATTGACACCGTCAGCGACGAATTCACCCTTAGCGAAACTAAGGAACTGTCTATCGCCGCTATTGCGCAGGATAAGATTACTGGTTTGCCCGACGCGCTGAACGCCAAGCTTGAAAGTGTTTCTATTGCCGGTACGGCGCTTGAAGTCACCGACAAGGGCGTCAACATTCCTATTGCGACCGACACGCTTCTTGGTGTTGTTAAGAGTTCTGCTGAAATCAACAAGATTGCCGTTGGCGCTGATGGCGTTATGTCCGTCAACACCATTTCTACCGATAAGCTTGAACAGGGTTCCGATACCATTGTTTGGAACGGTGGCGGCGCTTCCCTTTAATTGGAGGTAAATAAATATGGCTACTAAGAATTTTAATGCTCGTATTTCGCTGAAATACGACAGTTACGCAAATTGGACAGCTAACGACCCCGTTCTTCTGGTGGGTGAAGTTGCTATTGCGACTATTCCCACCAAAAAGGACGGTATTGAGCAGGTTCCTGCCGTCATTATGAAAGTTGGCGACGGCACCAGCAAGTATAGTGCGCTTCCGTTTGTTAGCGGTCTTGCTGCTGACATCTATGACTGGGCGAAGGCGGCTACGAAGCCGACCTATTCCGCCGACGAAATCACTGGTCTTGACGCCTATATTTCCGGTCAGATTCAGGACACCAACACCCAGTATCAGATTGTTGTCGACGAAACCAATCCGCGCAAGTTCCAGCTTCAGTCGCAGGAAAAGGGTACGACTACTTGGACTAACGTTGGTGACCCCATCGAAATTCCTGCCAGTACGCTTGTGACTGGCGACACCAATGGTACCGTTAAGTTCAACGGCGCTGATGTTGCTGTTAAAGGTCTCGGTTCTGCCGCATACACTGAATCCAGCGCCTATGATGTTTCTGGTGCTGCTGATGCGGTCAAGGGCACTGCCGCAGATGCTTCCACTGAAGCCACGGTTTACGGTGCGCGTGCGCTTGCTGATTCTAAGGTCGCTTCCGTTGCTGCTACTGCCAATAAGGGTATCGAAGTCGCTGGTACTGCGACCGCGCCCACTGTTGGCATCAAGCTTGACCCCGCCGCTGGCAACGCCGCATCCCTGTCTGCCGCTGGTCTGCTTGTGACCGTTCCCGCCGCCGCTGAATACACTATTGCCAAGCTTGAAACCGCTACTGCTGGCTATCTGGCTACCTATCAGCTTCAGAAGGATGGCACGGGCGTTGGTGAAAAGATTAACATTCCGAAGGACTACCTTGTGAAGTCTGCGGAAGTTAAGACTTCTACTGGCGACGAAGACCCGTCTGGGTTCCCCGCTGGCACCAAGTATATCGACTTTACCGTCAACACTTACGACACGCAGGCTGGTTCTGGTACCGAAAGCCACATCTACCTGAACGTTGCTGACCTTGTCGACGTCTATACTTCTGGTTCTGGTGCGAACGACGCCGTCAAGATTGCTATTTCCAGCGACAACAAGATTAGCGCGACCGTGACCGACAAGGGCATCACCCTTGCGAAGCTTGCCGACGACGTTCAGACTGCGATTGGCAAGGCTGGCACCGCGCTCCAGAAGGCTGACATCGCCACGGGTTCTGCTAACGGCACTATTGCTGTCGGTGGCGACGATGTCGCTGTTAAGGGTCTTGGTTCTGCCGCCTATGCTGCTACCAGCGCGTTTGATGCTGCTGGTGCTGCTGCTGGCGTGCTTGGTAGTGATGCTGATGCTGCTGGCGATGCTACGGTCTATGGCGCGAACAAGGCTGCTGCTGCCGCGCAGGCTAAGGCTAACGCCAATGCTACCGAAATCGCCAAGAAGATTGATGAGACTGCTGTCAGCGCCATTGGTAAGTCTGGCAACATCAATGATGCCATTCAGTCCACCGGCGACTACATCATCTTCAACTGCGGCACTTCCAACACTGTTATCTGATTTTGACGGAATGGGCGTCGTCTCTTGATGGCGCCCAATTCCAAAGAAAGGAAGGGTTATTGTGGCTACAAAAACATACAACGCGCGTATTCAAAATAAGCGTGACACAAGCGCAAACTGGACTAAAAATGACCCAGTTCTTTTAGACGGTGAAATTATCATTGTCGATACGTCCGCAGGCGAAGTTCGTTATAAGGTTGGCGATGGAACGAAGAAGTATTCGCAGCTTCCGTTTACCGACGAAGCCATGCTAACCCTTATTTCCGGCAAGGCGGACGCTGTTCCTTATTCGCTTGTCAAAAACGCTGACAACAGCCTAAGTCTTGTTTGGGAGGATTAACGATGGCAACAACGATTGATTTACTGAAAAATTCGTCTTTCGAAGCAAAGATGGATTTGCTTATCGCTGCCCTTTCTGGCGGTAGCGGCAGCAGTGTCCCGAACGGTGCAATTATTATGTGGTCGGGTTCTGTTGCAACCATTCCCGACGGTTTTTCGCTGTGCGACGGCACGAATGGAACGCCCGACCTTCGCAATCGCTTTGTGATTGGCGCAGGGAACACCTATGCCGTTGGCGCGACTGGTGGCGGTTCTTCGACTGCGCAGATTGGCGATGTTGAAGCTGGCCCACAGGTGACGGCTTCGACTTCGGCACTTCCGCCGTACTACGCGCTTTGTTATATCATGAAGACTTGACAAATGTTAAAGTCTGTGTTATAATACAAACAATGGTGGTAGTCCACTGAAATTATATTTTGAAGGAGATTCTAAACATGGCTATTCTTACTCGTATCGCGTCCGATGGTATGCCTATCGAAATGACTGACTGCACTATGGACAAGGCGCACACCAAGCTGGCTATTATCGCCCCGACCTATAAGCGCTATCCCGAGCGCGCTGGCAAGACTATTACGGTTGACCCCTGCTGGGAGATTACCTATGACGACCGTGGCTACTTCGCTTCCATGAAGAACACTGGTGGTAAGGTCGCTGCACCCAAGCACAACTTCGCCTTTATCAACGAGGCGGCTGGCGACGTCAAGGTTCCCGGCATGGATGTCTACTACAAGGACTGCACCGCGTCTTCTGACGACGGCATCCTGTTCACCATTTATGATGGTGCGACCAACTTCGTCTGTCTGGCGAACACCGTCACTAAGGAAGTTGTTCCTAACGTTGGTGACCCCACTGACAAGAAGCATGTCGAGTATATGTCTTCCTATGGCGAAGCCTTCCTGAAGGCTTATCTGCACTAAGGGTTAGACCAAAGTTCAAAAGAGGGACAGATAAATCTGTCCCTCTTTCTTATTTTAGGAGGGTTCCCATGAAGATTTCTACGATGAAAAAGTGGGGCATCCTGTCATGGGGTCTCACTATTATTATTTCTGCAATCACTATGTATTCCGTGTTCAGCGGGAATGGCGACGCCAACATTCTGATGCAGATTTGCGCCCTTGCTTGGGCTGATACCGGCGTATTTACTGGCGCCTATGCGTTCAAGGAACGTGCGGAAAACAAGAAGAAGATTGCCGTCGGCATGGTGAAAGACCTGTCTGCCGAATACGGCATCGAAAACGTTGCGCCACTTGTTCAGGCGATTATCCAGGATTAAGGTGATGTCATGGCGACAAAAGCTGATATCGAAAAAGTAATCGCGGCTGGCATGAAGTATATCGGAACCGCCAGCAACAACAACAATGTGGTTTTTAACACGGAATACTACGGACGTGAAGTTTCTGGTGCGGACTATGCGTGGTGTGTTGTGTTTCAGTGGTATATTTTCCGCGAAACTGGGCTGTCCAAGTATTTCTTCAACGGCGCGAAAGTTGCAAGCTGTTCTGCCGCCAGAAAATATCACGAAGCTGTTGGACAAGTGGTCTATGGCGACTATCAGCGCGGCGACCTTCTGCTGTTTGATTTTGACGGCAAGAAGAAACGCACGCAGCATATCGGCATCTGCCTTGAAAACAATGGCAAGACGGTGAAGTCGCTTGACGGCAACACCAGCAGTAAAAGCGAAGATAATGGCGGAACTGTAAACATCCGTGAACGCGCTTTGAAGTATGTGGCGTGTGCCATTCGCTGGTGGAAAGCAACGCCGTCGCGCACCTATGTTTCTACGTTTGCGCCAATATTGAAGAATGGCGACGTAGGATACCCCGTAGACGTCCTACAGTACGCCCTGAAGGCGCGTGGCTACTATTCCGATAACTTAGACGGGTCGTTCGGAAACAACACTGTAGCGGCTGTGAAGGCGCTACAAAAGGCTTCTAAAATTGCGCAGTCGGGCAAGATGGATAAGAATACGTGGGAAAAATTATTGCGGGGTGATTAAATGCTTTCTATTATTATCGAAAATTTAGAACTGGTTGGCATTGCAATGGGGCTGTTTGTCGGTTCTGTTGCTGCCAACACACTTCTTGGCTTATATAACAACATCAAGATTCTGATGCAGCCGTTTGACAAGCAACGGCTGATTGACACGGGTCTTAAGACTGGCTGTCTGGTCGTTAGTATTATTCTAATGGTGCTTGTAGTCACGGTGATGCCCGTATTCTGCAACAACGTTGGGTTCCCGATTCCTGACGAATATATTGACGTCTTCAGCAACCTGACGATTATTGGCGCGGCCGTTATTCCGTCTTGTAAGTACCTGAAGGACGCTTATGACAAGCTGTGCAACATTTTCAACAATATGAATAAAGCCTTGACAAATCAGGCGTAAGGAGGTATAATCATGGCATATACGAAAACTGTATGGGTGAATAATCAGGCGCCTGCAATCAACGCGGACAATCTGAACAAGATTGAACAGGGTATCTTTGACACGGACGCGGGCGTTACCGCTGCGAATGGCAGAATTGACACGACCAATAGCAACGTGACCGCGCTGACCACCGAAGTTGGCAAGAAGACTGTCAGCTACGCGATTCAGGTGACGCTGACAGCGGCTGGTTGGTCTGGTGGTGCGCAGACTGTTAGCGCGACGCACGTCACGGCGACGAATTCTGTTGTTGTGTCGCCTATTCCTGCGCATCAGGACGCCTATAGTTCTGCTGGCATTCTTTGCACGGAACAGGCGGCTGGAACGCTGAAATTTACTTGCACGTCCGACCCGACTGCGAACATCACCGTCAACGTCTATATTGCTGAATAAGGCGGTGGTCGTGTGATTTTTAACAGATATGCACGTGGCGGTGGTGGCGGCGGACTCGGAGCGTTGATTTATGTGACGGTCGAAGCTGGCAGCACCGTGACGGCGACTATGGACACGATGACGCGAAACGCCGTGTATAGTCAGGGCGTGTACGTGATTGATGTGCCTGCGTTTGGCGATTGGGTCGTGACTGCGACAAAGGGCGCGAACACGGCGACGGCGACCGTTTCGGTGACGAAGGCGGGGATGTATGAAGTTACGCTGAAGTATATCAGCGCGACGCTGAACGACAACGATTGGGCAACAATTCGCGACATCGCGGATGCAAGCGAAGGTGCGAACTATTGGGCGGTGGGCGATACCAAGGAAATTACCATCAACGGTAAAGTGTCTGATGGTTTGACGCTGACGAACTATCAGACGTGGGTGTATATTATTGGTTTCGACCACAATAGTTCCGTTGAAGGAACTGGTATCGCGTTCGGTGGCTTCAAGACTGCGCAGACAAGTGGAACAGATGTTGCGCTGTGCGACAGCGGATATAATTCGAGCAAAAACAGCGGTCAGTGGTTTAATATGAACAATAATAATAGCACGACCGGTGGTTGGGCATCCTGCAATATGCGCAACAACACGTTGTCACTCGTAAAAGCGGCGTTGCCCAGCGATTTGCAGTCGGTGCTGAAAACTACGACCATTTATACAGACAATACCGGTGGTTCATCTACTGCCGCTTCTTACGTTACTGCGACACAAGATGACTTGTATCTGCTTGCTGAATTTGAAATCTTCGGTGCAAGAACTTACGCTAACAGCGCCGAACAAACTAAGCAACAGCAGTATGCTTACTATGTCGCCGGAAATTCGAAGGTCAAGTACCGTCACGATTCGACGGCGACTGCCGTGATGTGGTGGGAGCGTTCCGTGTATGCGACGAACACCAACGATTTCTGCGGTGTGTACAGCAGCGGTACTGCCGGCAGTAGCAACGCGTATTATTCGAGTGGGTTGGCTGTGGCTTTCAAAGTTTGACGAAGTCAAACAACACTTAATACACAGCGCGCGAAAGCGCG